AAAATACAATTTTGTTTGCACCAGAGCTTACATCTATAACACCATTGGCATCTATAATATCAGTAAGAGTGGTGCCGTTTCCAAGGGCTGCATATACTTCAGTGAAGTTTGCATTTATCTTAGTGGCACCAGAGCGAAGAGTGTCCCCACTGCCATCATTTGCGCTACTTCCTATCCCTACTGCTTGTTTAGCCATGTTCTATCCCTCGTCAAATGTGTCTGTGGTAGAGTCTAATGTTACAGATGTACTATCAAATCTTGGTGCTGTTACGCTAGGATTAACTGTAACAGTTCCTATGAGAGCATTAGCACTAACTCCAGATGGAGTTATATCATCATTTCCAGTATCTGAAATATTTATTGTAACTGTGCCAATTTCCCCAAAAGCAGTCAGATTATTTCTAGGAGTAATGCCTGGTATGTCCCTAAAACCAACAGGATCATAGCCGTATTGTATTTCTCTTTGTTCAGTTAAATTTTGCTCTGGTCTAGGGTTTTTTAGTGCTTGGGGATCAGGAACAGACCTAAGCGGCTGTAATTGAGGATGTTTTTCTTCCCATTCATCTCTTCCTACAAGCAAACCATTCCATTCTTTACGCATATCTTTTAACCGATATCTGAACCCAGATCGGTCTGATATGCCAAAAGCATGTTTTCCTGTTGCAAATTTAGACAATACGGTAGTTTCCTAAACTTGGTGTAATTTGAAAAGAAGCACGATCTCTATCTTCATCAATCGCTCTTCTCATTTCTTCTTCATAAACCGCTTTTAACATCTGCACACGTTCTGGAGCACGTTTTAAAGCGATATAATAAGCCAAACCTGCTGATAAACATGGGTAAAACCTAAACGGTATGTCCATTGTATTAACTTGGGCATCAGCATCATCTATTCTAGTCAAACAATCATAGATTAAAATATCTGTATTATTTTCTGGTACAGGCCATATCTTTAAATTTGGTGTTAATTGCCTGTCTAAAAAGAACTGAGTTGGTCTTCCAGTAGTGGTTTTTGTAGGAATAGCAAGGTATGTATCCCTGCTAATCCTATCCATTGTAAAGTCTGTGCTGCTTCTTCTTACAACAACAGAAAGAACATCAATAACGTCTGTTAGCATGTCATATTGACCATCAGAAGTTGTTAATGCCTGTGTTCTTTGCTTTATAGTCCACTGATTAAGTCCACGATTTGCCCAATCAGCAAGCATCAGATTAAGAGATCTTTTGGCTGTTTTCAGGTCGTAGCCAGTACGAGCTTCTAAGCCACAACGCTCAAAAGCTTCTTCTACATATTCAGCTACATCTAATTCAAAGTCTGCTGATCCTGATATAGCCATTTTTAGTCCTCGTTATAAAGATTATCAAAAATACGATTGACATCTAGTGTATAGTCTAAATCACTTTTTGAATAGTGTATATGTTGTGAAGGTTTAAAGTCAGGCGCACCCTCTCCCGCAGCAAACCATGCAGGATGCGTTACTCTTACTCTGTTATTTGGTAAAGCTACGATATTACCTGTCCACTCTCCCGCGTCCAGTAGTTGTAAAACGTGACTTTGTTTGTGTTGTGCAGGATCGTCTGCTATCTCGCTCTCTGCGTAATCAACTGTAAAAAGATACTTTGCAGGATGCATTTGACCATCTACCTTTGCCAACCAAGGGCATGGGGTAGCACGATCTATTACATAAACTGCATGATTATACGAAGCACAATCCCAAGGCTGTGCATCATAAGTTTCCATTGGTTCAGGCCATTCATCTAAGGGAATGTCGGCAACTAACGCGGTTATGGGCATTCTAGCCCACATTGCTCCACCGTGTACTGTGTCCTCTTCTTCACCTTCAGCTTCACTACCAGTGAAGATAACCTGAAAGCTAAGACACCTGTTTGGCATTGATGTAACGCCAACAACCATAGCATGTAGAAATTCGCCGTGATAACCCTCATGGTTGTGAGTGTATTCACGGCGAACCCATGCCTTAAAATAGGGTATATTGCTATGTAAATATGGCATTACTTTATTAACTTGTAACCCATTTTGTTAGCAGCAGAACGAAGTTCAGCTACGGTCATTTTCTTTGCACCGCCTGCTCTACCACCTTTTTCCATCATCATAGGCTTCTTACCACCTGCGGCTCCACCCTTCATCATTCTCTTGGGCTTCTTGCCGCCTGCGGCACCACCCTTGTTCATTCTTTTTACTTTACCACCGCTACGGTAGCCTTTCTTTTTCATCGCCATAATAATTCTCCTTTCAGGATTGTTTAACCGCACCTTTTGTGCGCTTACGTCGATTCTTCATAATTGCACCGCATCCTCTTGCTACGGCTGTGCCTTTTTTGGCCTTCCCTTTGAACGGCCTTTTGGCTTTCGTTTGTTTGATTTCGCCGCCTTTTTCTGCAAATTTGACTTCTGCGGCTTTNGTGTTTTTNACNANNGTTTTGCCTTTTTTACCTNCANTTTTCTTTTTTNGGGCAGTGGATGCTCTTTCTTCCTTNGAAAGACTATTTGCTTTATTCTTTGGAAGNCACCTATCAGGGTTCTTTTTATNTTTTGAAGTNCCNCACNNACCTTTGATACTACCATCGGTTCCTATCCTCACCCATTGCTGATCCCTCCATTTTTTAAGAGCACCCATTACTTTTTAGCCTTTTTCCTTTTGGTGGGTTTAATAACCTTTTTAAGACTTTTTGCTTGTCCTGCATGTAAACGAGAAGCCTTTTTAAGACCTTTAATAACCTTTTTTACAGCAGTTTTTTTCTTTTTATCCATCATTTCTTCTTCTTTCCTTTAGCGCCTTTAGCGTAGTTGGGGTCTTTGCAGTATTTAGAAGCCGCCATGTTTGCATATGCTGAAGGATATGTATCAAAAGTACGTTTTGCCCATGCCTTACCCTCTGGACAAATTTTACTACCTTTTGATTTAGCAGAAGCTTTTCCGCCTTTTCTGTAATAAGTTAAGCCTTTTGGCGTTTTATTCTTTGAAGGTGGCTTGGATACTTGTTCGCTCATTTGCGCCCTCGACATTGCCATAATTTCTCTCCATATGTTCTTTAATAAAGCTAATTTGAGAGGCCATAACCTCTGTTCTTTTGTCTACTGCAATAAGGGTTTTTGTAACCCAATCAGCCCAACTATAACCAACACCACCAACACCTATGATAAAGGCTGTTGCAAGAGCTATCGTGACTTGTTTGTTCAACACTTCCACCTTTTTCTTGCCTGACGTAAGCGGCTATTGGGATCTTTAGCTGCTTTTGGAAATTTCTTCATTTGACCTGCGGAACGAGCGCAAAATGACTTACGCCTTTTTGCAGCTTTACTTCCAGGCTTTACTTTACCAGTTACCGCTGTTTTTAACTTTGATCCTGGGTTTTTTCGCCTGTAAGAAGCGACACCTGCCTTAGTCATTCCCGCTCCAGATTTAGTGGAGCGGAAATTCTTTTTGTTTCTTGCAGGCATTTTGTCTCTTTTACGAGCCATGTTGCACCTTTAAGACAGAAAGAGCGTCAGTTGATTACTACTTCCTGTAAACGCACTAACAAACGCACCCTTTGTGGCAAGTATTCCATCATCTGGAATGTTTATTTGATGATAGCCTGTTGGAAATGTTTGTGTGATTAGCGTATCACCTGTACCACTTCCATCTTTAATTGTAAAAGCCCCTGCTGCGTCTGCAAATATTATAATTTGACGAATGCGTGAACGTGCGGGACCAACAACAGCCGCAGCACTTCCTTGTGTGTGATTAAATGCTTGTACTGGACCTGCCATACTAGCCTCCTATTAAGGTTGAACAGCAGTGTTAAAAGCTTGAGCATACATTATTGTTATAACGACAGATCCTGCGTTACACGCTGCACTTGAAGTAGCTGTTAATTTTAAATCGGATGTACCAGTGTTTTTCCATGCAAGTGTACCGCCGCCAGAAATACCTAAAGCTTTGATACCTACAGTGGTTCCAGAAGCAACAGCATTAATCAGTGTTGCTGCGCCACCTACAGTATCACCAACACTAATATTTGTTGTGGTGTTAGCTGCTGTTTCTAAATCAATAATTATGTTTACAATTTTTGAATTAGCGGGAATTACTACATT